AGATGAACAGGGCGATCCGTTCATGGGTAGGAGTATGGGTCAACCCGCACAGATTATTTCACCAGAGATATCTAAACTTCTAGATGAGGAAGTAATTAAATTAACAACCAAAAATTATGACAAAGCTAAGAAAATCCTTGAGGATAATACTGATATCCTGCATTCCATGACAGAGTGTCTCATGAAATATGAAACCATTGACAAATATCAGCTTGATGATTTATTAGAGAGAAGAGATGTTATTAGAGAACCACAAGGGTATGGCAACTAATAAACGAGGAGAATATGGATAATCCAATATCAACAACTATTGTTATTTCACCAAGTCCAGAACAGTCAAATTTTGATGATAAGTTTCATGGTGGTGAATTGCTTAAAGTATTAGATCAAACCGCTTCGGTCACAAGCCGAAGATTCAGTAGATTATACTGTATTACAGCTAAAATATCGGATGTACAATTTCTAGAACCTATTGAGATAGGATGTCTTTTATCGGTGAGAGGTGAAATTACAAAGGTTGGAAGAACTTCCATGGTGGTTGATGTGGTAGGAGTTAAAGAGGATGTTAAAACCTCTGCCCAAATAAGGTGTGTTACCGCACAATTTATTATGGTGGGGGTAGATCCTATCACCAAGGTACCAACCCCAGTACCAAAACTCCCAGAACATCATGCCTATAAATGTAATCATTGTGGACATGTCAAACACAAAATAAATGATAACTGGTTCAATCCAAAATTAAATAATCATTATTCGCAATATTTTGAGGACACAGAGGAATAACATCATGAAATTGAAACAATATTTTAAAATTTTTATTGATCTTACGCTAATTGTACTATTTGCATTTTTAGTTCAAACCACGGTAATATTCTTATTACCATACATTATAAATATATAGAGGATATATCAATGAATATATTTAAAGTAGTAGGAACAGTAATATTATTCGGAATATGGTTATTTACAGGATTACTAATTTCTGAATTTATATTTAATTTATAATATAAAATGGAGTTTATATGCTGGCAGAATTGGCAATGGCTAATGCCGCGTTTAGGGTTATACAGGAAAGTTTAGCCCACGGTAAAGAATTGTTTGAGATGGGAGAACATCTTGCAACATTCTCAGATGCTGGTAGAGCAATAGATCAAAAAGCAAAACTTGCAAGAAAGGGTTCGGAACAAGAATCTGACCTCGAGTTGTTTATGGCACAGGAAGCTATAAAGAATAAAAGAGAACAACTCAAGGAACTTATGATTCGAACTCGCCATATGATGTGGGACGATTTCCTACGCTTCGAAGGCGATCAAGCCAAAGAACGAGCAAGACAAAAAATACTCGAAGCAAGGCGAAGAGCTAAGAGAACAGATCTCATCATCACAGTATTTGGTTGGGTCATTGGATTCGCCATTGTAGGCGGAGCTCTCTTTGGTGCTCTCCCCATGCTTCTTTCCCCCAGATAGGATTAACATGATCGACGAAATTCACCTCGCAGAAAACTTAACATCTGATATGATGCCAATAATCAAGGTACTTGCGACTGGTATTGTAGCAATTTGGATTAAGGATTTTATAACATCAGTTTCAAAGGGTATTGTATTCTATACGAATCGTGCATTTGGAGAGGGTGATAGAGTAAAAATAGATGATGCTGATGCTATCATTGTAAAGATTGGATTAAGACAAACCGTATTCTCTATCATAAAAGAGGATGGGGATTATGTGTGGCGATATGTACCCAATGAAATGATATCTTCACTCAAACTTGAAAAGGTTATATATGATGCAGAGTCTAAAGAGAATAGACAACGTATTGATATGAATGCTTCAGAAATATTAAATAATACAGATAATTTGACAGATCACATCAAGGACGATGAGAAGAAAAAGGCGAGGTACGAACACCAGTAGCATTATGATAATATCCGCAATTAAAAATTATAATTACATTAAACCTATAAAATATTATAAGATACCAGAGATTGTGTGTTATAATAACCTTATAAAGAAAAATGTTAAAGAGTTCAGGAAAGGGAATATAATAGACGAAATCGTGTAAAATATAATGGTGAGTGATATGATTGATTATGAAGTTAGACCTATTCAGAGACAAGATTGTACTGAATATATTTTATGTATACATTATGCAAGAAGATGGCCATCAATTTCATTTGCATTTGGTCTTTTTAAATCAGATGTTTTATGCGGAGTTGTAACTTATGGTACACCACCATCTTCCACATTAAGGAGGGGATTGGCTGGTGACGATTTTAAGAATGATGTGTTAGAATTGAATAGACTGTGCTTGAGGAACAATACAAAAAACGAAGCGAGTATGTTAATTGGTAGAAGTTTAAAGTTATTACCATCAAACAAAATAATAGTTAGTTTTGCTGATACATCAAAGGGTCATAGTGGTATAGTATATCAAGCAACAAATTTCTTATATTGTGGGTTAACAGCAAAAAGGACAGATTGGAAAATCAAGGGTAAGGAACATTTACATTCTCAAACTATAGTGGATGAATTTAGAGGATTTAAAAATAGGTCAAAATTAATGCACGCTAAATATGGTGATGACCTCTATTTAGAGAATCGATCTAGAAAACATAGATATGTTACATTTACTGGTGACAAAAGATTCAAAAGAAAAGCTTTAAGATTAATTAAATACCCTATAACCCCATATCCAATTGAGGGTGAAAATACTACTCTAACGACTTATGAAAAACCAGAGGTCATTAAAATTAATACCCTCGAAAAATATTTTAATAAATAAGAATAGTATAATAAAAAGGATTCACAATGAAATCATTTAAGACAGTATTGAACGAAGGCAGACTTGAAGAGAGATTGTTTCATACCATAATCAAGGGTTGCATAAAGAAAGAATGGGGTTTAACAAAGAAGAGTGTTTGTTATTACGATACCGACACTTCCAACAATAAAGACGCAGGTAAATTTGATTTATATGGTGCAGTTAGAATATATGTTGTAGAGAATAATCAAGGTGACTACGCATACGATTATGAAGCCATTTAAAGAGTTTATATTCGAAACTGTATATTACAGAGGTCATCCTTCTGGGGTGGATCCCAACAAAGCCAATCGAAAGGGTATAACGTGGATCACACCATCTAAAGAATTAGCATCTACCTATGGCGATGAGGTTTCTGAGGTTAATTTTAGAGTTAGTGGATCTAGATTAGTAATACCAGAGATTAATGTTCAAGGTACTGTAGTCGATCTTCTGAAGTCTGCAGCCTCTAAACCAATGAACTCGAAGCAGCAAAAGTTATATGACGCAGTTCTATACCATTTTGGTGGTGGTAAGCAAGTAATGGAGTTACCCAAATTCCTTCATAAGATTGGTTCTCAGAAAGTTATATCATTTCTGAAGGCGATGAATATTAAAGTTATACAAGCCAAAGAAGATGGTGTTGTTACATTCGGGATTATCAAATGAAAAGTTTTAATGGCTGTGTGGTGGGGTAAATGGCATATAATAAGATTCCTAAATCTTTAGCAGAATTAGACAAATTAAATCTTAAATATTTATCTGATATAGTAGGACCTTTTACTGAAATATCAAAAAAGTATAATATTAAAGATCCCTTTGCATTTGACCCAGCAATTCCAGGACAAGTTAAAATTATACGAAGTCTTCAAGAAGATGTCAAAGCGTCTACATTCAATACTCCAAATGTTAAATTTACTTTTGGAAATGGAACACGCGGTGGCGGTGGCGCAAATAATGCAGGTCTGTTATTTGAACGAGAATTATATGCTCAAATCCAGATATATCTAGAAAGTGGTATTGAATATGTGACTCAATATAAAGATGCTGTAGAAGATATTATGGCACTTATACCTGCTGGATATCATCCAGTAGATTGTGATTTAGATGGTGGAAAAAATACACCGAGACCCTTAGATATTTCTAGTAGTAGAATCACTACTGGCAAAAAAGCAAGTAGTTGGGACATTGGAAAGGCGGTAACTGATTTGACTCTTTGGTATGCTAAAGGTAGAAGTGAACCTAAAGCATTATATTTATCTTTGAAATTGGGTGGAACTGTAACTTTCGTTAAT